ACGTTCTAGATCCTTCTTTAAAGTAGTAGGATTTTCTCTTATCTTTGCCTTGATAGTTATAGCCATCTTTGAACTCTTCTACTAATGAATGATTTTGCAAATAAGATTTCATCTTACCTTTTAGAAATCCGTGAACTGCTGATTACCAAAAATTTGAAGTACGGGAATTCTGCCCTTGAGCCTATAGGCATCTTCTCAAAACTAGATCCTAGGGAAGGTTTGCTTATCAGGATAGATGATAAACTCAAGCGGATAAAAAACGGGAGCCTGGAAAAGGATGATGAAGATGTGATCAATGATTTGATAGGCTATCTAGTCCTGCTCAAGATTCAAACACAAGAGGATAGTTACAAAAGGAACAGGGAAAACAGGCTGAAAAATAGGATAGCAAACGAAGACTAATTCGGAAAAAATCCGAATTAATCCAGGTCACTTTCCTGATCTAGGTGAAGGATCTCGCTTCGGATGTCTTGATACCTGCCCTTGATTAGGCAGGAAGTATTATCGTAGAAGTAGATGATCTGGATATCATGCAGTAACTCCTGCACATATTGGATGTCCCCGATCCTTACCATCCGCCTTGACCATTCGTGCTGTACCTCTAAGCCTAGAGATTTCCAGTCAATGGTTTGGCCTGATAGCATGACTTCGATTTCAATCCACATTTAGAATAGTTTTTTAGATACACCTATTTGATGCACTCCCTGTAGTGGTTGGAATTGGTATTCAAATAGGTACTTGTTATCAAGGTAAGAAATTTTTGCGCTAGGTTGAAGCAATGAGTTGACTCCGGCACCTAGGTAGATCCCCTTCGGCTTTATGACTTTTGTTTCTGTTTTTGTTTCGGTTATTGTGTTCGTAACCACAGGTATTTTGAAATCGTTTGTAGCAGTCATTTTAAGCACTTCTCCAAGGACTTCACCACTCACATAGGTACTTCCATAGTCCGAAGGAAAGGATGTCTTAAACAGGCTTATTTTAGGCTCATATTCTTTTAGAACCGTATCCCTTAAAACCTGAGTTTTAATCCTAGTTTTTGGGATGTAAATAGTATCTACCACATGAGAGTAAATTGTATCCGTTTCTACCTTCGTTTCTGTTTTGTAGACTGTCTCTACTTCTGGTCTAGGATAGATCACAAAAGCAAGGATCACCCCTATCAAAAAAGAGATGGTAGCAATCCTGATCCGTTCATCATCTAGCAGTTCTTTCATTGAGTTATAAAAAGGTCTTCATCATAAAACATAGCCCTGAACTGATCTCTGCATTTTTGCAAGGTTTGGTACTCCTCATCCGTGAGATCCTCGTACTTGATTTGATTTTTAAGCCATTGGTCAAAGTCATAGGTGATACCTCTTAACTTCTGCCCGTTAATGGCTGCTCGGAAGTCTTCCTCTTCCTCTGGTAAGTTAAATGATAGTTCTACTTTCATACGATTCCTCTGTATTCCGCCTTCGCATCAAAGCATGGACAGGCTTTGTTTGCATTTGGAAAATCCCTATGCCCTTGAATTATCAGGAACTTATTATCTGCCCACTCAATCACCTCATTTATGCACAACAAAATTGCTTTTTTTTGCGCATCGGTTCGGTTGTCAATCGGCTTTCCTTCCTTGGTTATCCCTCCAATGTAAGAAATGTGAATTGATTCCTTATTAAAACCCCTTACCCCGTTTGCTATTCTGTTAAAATCCATTAGCCTATGGATCGTTCCATTAGGTTCAATCAGTAGATGATAGCCTGGAGACTTCCATCCTAGCGTATCTTTCCAATGCCTTTGAATGGCTGCCACGGTAGCAGTAGGTTGTGAAGCCGTGCAATGAATAGCAATATATTTTATAGGTCTTTTCATAGTTCCATCATTACATTAAAGGGAAGTTTTCCGTAGTCTAAGGTAATACCTACACCTATAGCAGGTTTCTTTCCTGCCTTTGCGTATGCCATTGCGTAGGTCTGCTTATTTATTCCACATCCTACTTGCTTTCCAAATAGTTTGAAGTTCTTTCCTACTGCGAAATTTGTGTAGGCTTCCGTATGTCTATGCCCCTGAATGGTAGAAATTAAATCTGATTTAGCCCTTGCTATAGCAGTACCCTGTTCACCATGAACATAGAGATTGTCATAAAGGATATGCTCCTCAACAAAGTCCCAGCCTGGAGTTTCAAGCACTTCTTTATAGGTCTTAATCCACTTCTTTGAAATCCCTGCCGTGTAGGCTTTTCTCATTACTAGCCTGTCATGATTTCCAATAATTACCATGGCTTCAGGAAAAGCATCCCTCCACTTTTTGATTCTATCTATAGCATGGTTCAATTCATCCAAAGCACTCATTCCATCAGGATCAGTCTCATGATAGGATGCGTAGTGATTGTCAATGATATCACCTAGGAAAACTACCTTTTCAGTTTTATACCTATGCTTCTGCTCAATGCAGAAATCTAAATATTCATCTAAACAGAAAGGCTCATGCAGATCTCCAATCTCCAAAACCCCACCGCCTCTTTTTGCATTTCTAATTCCCTGAATGATCTCCCATTCATGCTGATTTAATCTTGGTCTGTATTGCTCCATTAGATGACTAAGGATGTGATAATGATATGAAGGAACTCTAAAAAGTATTTGAGAGATTCAGGCTCAAGAACATAGGCTGCCACACTTGCTATCACTATCAAAGAAATAGCCCAAATGGTCAAGCGTTTTCTATCTGCCTTGACCTCTGTACTTTTTAGGTCTGCTTTCGTTTTTTGCATATGATTTTTTAGCCTTCCCTTTTCTGCGCTTCCCAAATGCAGAAGCCTTCTGAACACTACTTGCCTTCTTCATCTTTCCTGCTGTCAAAGATTGCTTTTTCGTTTTTTATTTTATACACTAGCCACACGATTGAAAGCAGCGAAATGATCATAGTCAAGACCACATTTAAGAAGTCTATACCTATGGCCTGGAAAACATTCGCAAGGACTGCTACTAATGTGGAGGGTACTCCTATTTCATCTTTCTGCAAGATATTCATTTCATTATTCGGTAGGGATTTGGCACATATTTAAAGGCATTGGAGCAGTAACCTGTACAGAGATTGATACACCGGCTGTAAAGTCATCAAAGCGTTCTTGGAAAAATTCCAGAGTCGAATTAGGAGCAGTATTAAAGGTGTAGTCATTATCAAGTTTTAATTTTGCTAGGACATCCAAAGCCACGAGCATCTGGTCACTTTGAATCTGTAGCCTATTGCTTTTGTCTTCAGTTAATAGATCAGCAAAGAGAAGGACTAGATCGTAGCGTAGAGTAGTAGAATTATAGATTGCAGGCCGTACCACAGTCCAAAGTACAGGGTATTGAATCTCTCCGCCATTATCTACATAGTCATAGATGTCACCCTCTCCGAAGGTTCGGATCATTGGGTGCGCTTCTTGGATTGCTTTTAACTTTTTGACTAGGTCTACTAATGTCATGCTGCTTGCTTAGGAATTCTTTTAACTTTTTTTCGTTTTTAGAATAAGCCATTTTTAGAATGGTTTTTTGTATCTGTTCCCTTGGTATCTTTCGCTGTATGGTCTGTGATCTTCATAGTCCCCACGGCCTAGATTGATAGCCACCTTGTACTGATTGCTCACAGGCTGAATAGTAGTCACATCAGATCCTGGATTTAAGTATTCCGGATACTGCTCAGAATTAGCACATAGGTAATTGATCGCCCGTTCAGCGTACCACTCGGCATATCCCTTGTAGTATTGGCTGATGCTCTGCAATTCTGCGAAGGTAGGTTCTGTGATGTTCTCAGACTTCCGCTTCACTACCCCTTTATTAACAAACTTGTACTGCATAGCCATAGGCAATTCACCTAGGACATAGTTGAAAAGCGTATCTGTAAGGTAGGAATCTAGAAAGGTCTTGTAGACTGCATTCCCTCCTTGACCTATAGTGCCATTTGAAATGAGTAGAAGGATCTTGTCATAAAGCGCAGTCCCACAGATAGGATGTATATACCTATCCTGAGTCATCTTAATTACCTGAGTAACATTCTTCAGGTCAATATTTGCGGAGGCTACCGTGAAATCCTTGAAGGATTGTTCCGATATCATTAAAACATTTGCGCTCATTATGATGTTTTTTCTACAACTACGTTTCTTTTCCACTCATGTCGGCAGAAAGGTGTTCTTCTACCCGTGTTTGGATTGGTATACCATCCTCCACAAAGTTGAAATACCGAATAGCCTAACTGATTGGATATGTTTTGAATCTCTTCTCTGGTAAAGAATAGCCCACTTCCGTACAACTTCTCACACAAAGGTCTAGATCCACTCTTTGCTTCCGGTACGTTTGGTCTTTCCTCATAGGAATAAAGCACCTTAAAGGATGTAACAGGCTGAAGTCTCTTGATAGCCGCTTCTCCTGTTCTAGTCACCGATCTAGTGATCAAGCCTTCTCTTGAGATCTTCTCAACTAGCACCTGGTCATCTATCAAGGTATTGATTCTTGAGATCACGGATGCCTCATCAATCCCTACAGCCTTTGCAATTTGTGGAATAGTCACCGCATCATTTCTTTGAATCTGAGTAAGGATCTTTTTCTGCACCTCATTGAGTAGGTACTCGGCAAATAGATCTTGCTTGATAAAGTCTTCCATGCTTGAGAAGTGCATCTTTGAACTTTCAATCACCTTAAATTTATCCTTAGATACCCCTTTGCCTTCAAACTTTTTTAGGATATCTGCATCGTGTTCTGAGATTGAACATTCAAGGTGGAGGTGATCAGAGAAAGCAGCAGCAGGTTCTTCTCCAATATTTGCAGGAGTCACTATCTCAGTCCTTACAGGTAGACCAATCAATTGACGCAATTCATTTACATCCATGCTCTCAACTACCTTAGTAGCAATCAATGGAGAAAGGCTGTTCAATGAGTTGATAATGTCCTGTGATCCTTGGCTCTCTTTCTTCTCGATTGGAGCAAGTCCCAACTTCTCACGAATTTCATCCTGAGTCATGTTAGTAGAAATAATCTGCTCACTAAATTGGAAAGAAATAGGCTCAGTTTTCTTGATCTCAAGTTCTGCTACTATGTCATTGAATTTCAAGAGGTAATTCACCACCTCTTCAAGGCTTTGTTGCTTTGCATTTACATAGGTGTTCTGGAACAACTCAGATGCTTCCCGAAGTTCTGCTCTACCGCCTAGTTGCCCTTCTGTTTTAACCCCGAAAAGCATAGGGCTAGTAACCTTATGACCGGTAAAAATCTCCTGCTGTACAGTCTTATTTAGAAGGTCAAAGTGCTTGTCTAATTCAGTACCGGAAAGGTCAACTATTGAAGGCTCATTCTCTTTTGAATCATTGAAAGCAAGCATGAATTTTCCTGCGTTCTTTGATCCTGAGAATTTATCCTTGAATTGTCTTTCGATTCTATCCTCTTCCTCTTGGCTTACCTTACCCCCGTTTAGGTTGATAAGTTTAGAAGAGAACATCCCGTTATTAATCGTGTTCAGGTGGTATTCACCAATAGAGATATCTAGTTCAATGTAGGAAATAGCCCCTCTGTAATCAGGTAGGGAGTAGGTATTTGCCCCTGCTCTGTATTCTTTGAAGTACAGGATCTGTGTGCCTGTGGTGTTATTAGGATCAAAAGCCGGGTAGGTCTCAAAATCAGGTCTAGGATTTACGTTATCGTTCTTGATCCAATTATCCGAAACGTAGAATTCGCTATTGTCTAGGTTCGTTCTAACCTTATAGTAGTCGACATGATAAAGTTCTGCAATTTCACCGGTGCCTTTTGTCCAGATTACCTGTAGGTAGTAGCCTCCAAAAATAGATAAATCGGTAACAAGTTTTTTAGTCAACTCATTAAGGCTTTCTTCCTTGGTGTTGATTCGATCAATCAAGCCGAATGCTTTCGCCTTCTGCATCTCATCCTCAGCCTTGACAGTCCACCCATTACCGCAGATATAGTCTACCTTACCTGTAATGATAGCGTTATTCTTTGCGCTATTGTTGTAGATCCGCAGTAGGTAGTTAGGGTAGTCATTTTTTTCCCCGTAGTAAACGTATTCTTTCCCTTTTACTTCTTTGTAAACGGGTAGAGGCACTTGGTCAAACTTGAATAATTTTATCATGCTGTTGTATAGGTCTTATAAGTACCATTGTAGCCGTTGTATCTTACCACTCCTGTAGTGGATAGATTAGGTGCAGTTAACTCCATTTTCCCTGTGGCAATAACATCAGCACCGCTTCCCGTTTGGGTAACATAGTACCGCCAAAAGCCTACTGTGCTACTAGTAAAGGATGCTTCGCTAATTGCAAATTCTGAATATCTATCTTTGAATTGACTCACATCTGTTAGGTTTAAAGTCACTTCCTCCTTTGTTACTTCATGCTGAAATAAAAAGGTATAGGAATTGCTGCTAGTTTCTCTTTTATCAAATAGGGCTATATAGATCACGCTATTCGCACCCTTCTCAATTATCACCATACCTTTAAATATTAAAACCCTTAAGTATGTACACAAAAAAAACAGCCCCAAAATTAGGGCTGCTTTTCACATCTAAACAACAAACCAAATATTAATCAACAGGAGGAGTGCCAGTAAATAGGGCAGCAAGTTCTTTCTCGTTTCCTGTGAATGTCAAGGTGTAGCCGTTACGATCACCGAATGCAGTACCTGATCCTGAACCGCCACCGGTTAAATCAAGTCCGTTATCAATTCCTAGAACCCAGGTCTTGTTATTGTTATCCTGAACAAGGGCAACTAGTCTATTCTTAGCAAGTAGAAGGATCTCATTACGAGTATTTACCTGCAATTTATTTAGGATGATCTCCAAGGTCTGAGCATAGAAAACAGTTCCATTCTGAACGTTGGTATTCACGGCTTCAGCAAAGTTGGAAGATTCCTTTACTAGGTCATACTTCCAGAAATATTTGCCTGAATCCATAGTCACACCGGTATAAGTTCCGGCAGTACCTGTCCATGATGCAATATCTTCTACGGCTGCAAACCATACTGCCTTCAAACCACCGATAGAATCTTTGCAGTCAAGGGTATAGTTCTGAGTTAATGCGCAAGCCATATTTTATTTTTTTAAAGATTAGTAAAATAGGGTAGGGGTGAATCCCCTACCCGTGATTTGAATTAAGGAGCAACGTACTTCTTCCAGAATACTACTTCATCCGGGAAGGCAAGTTGACATCCTAGTTTGAACTCAACTACGAATCTCATTTCATCCGCCTCTTTTGCATAGAACAATTCGAAACGATCTTGCTCATTCAAAAGGTCAGTACCTAGGTACATATTGCTCATAGAAAGACCTACTAGGTAATCAGTACCATTCAAGCCGTTAACACCAATCAACTTGATGTTTGTGCCAGGTACTACTAGTTCCATGTTAGCAGCATCTACAGGGTAGTGGAAGTAGTTAGCCTCTCTCAAAGCAATAACATACTCTCTGAAAGTATCATTACCGCAGAAGATTACCACATCATCCTTGTCCAAAAGGGCAGCAGGAAGGGCAGCGAATACCATGTCAACAGCAGCAATCACGTTGCTAGAAGTCAAAGTAGTCTGGTTGCCTGTGTTACCATTGATAGGGTCACCTGAACCACCGAATCCAAGAGCATTGATGATAGTTGCAAATCCTTGGAACTTGTTCAATTGACCATTTTGAGATGAAGTATCTCCCTGCCAGATAGCAGTCTCAAGGGCAGCACCGATTCTTGCTACTTTCTGAGCAGAGAATTCAGCACCATAAGCCATGTAGTCATAGGTAGATCCTTCACGCAAAGCCTTCTGAGTGTACTTAGCCTCGAATGCTTTAGGGCAGATGCTTTCCTGAATTTTGATTTTGCCTACTGTGATAGTACGCTGTGTGATAGTGGTAGTTCCTGAAGAGTTGAAACCGCAAGTTCCACCTGCTTGGAATACCGCATCGGTAGTCATGATGTTGATAGTCTCAGCGGATTTTACACCCACCTGAACGTTACCAAGTGCTTCGATCAAAGAAGCAGTTTTTGCTGAGAAGATCGCAGCAGATGTCAACTGCAATTCGTTCTCCTTCACATAGTTAGTTAATCCTGATAAATCTAGTGCCATTTTTTTATTTGTTTTTTAATTTTTGAAATGCGCTTTGAAGGTTGGTATACCTGTCATTTTTTTCTACTTTCAACTGCTTTGCAAATTGGTTTGGGCTAGTGATAGGCTTATCACTTGGCTCTTTTGCAAGAGACTCAAGGACTACTGCGGACATCTTTACCGCTTCCTTTACCTCTTCTGCTTTCTCTTCCATTGCCTTAACTTTTGCAGTCAATTCTTCTACCTTTTTTTCAAGGTCACCCATGGCTTGCTCTACCTTAGCCATTGCTTCATCCTTCTTAGGATCTTCTTCAGCAGGCACTTCAGCAGCAGCCTCAATCTCTACTTCGATCTTAGGCTCTTCATCTGCTTTCTTTACCTCTGCAATTTTACCTTCCTCAAGTACTACCACTACCTCACCTGACTCAAGTTGATGCTCTCCAACAGGTGCAGGGATTTGTGCCCCATCTTCACCGATTACAAAGATCGAACCCGCCTCAAGATCGTAGGCTACTACTGTGCCGTCCACAAGTTTACCTTCAACCAATGCGAAGGCTGCCTGCTTTTCTGCCTCTGAGAAAAGTAGTTTTTTGATTTCTGCTAGTGCTTCTTTTGCGTTCATAATTGTAAATATTAAATTGATTTTTAATGTTCAATTTGAGAAAGTATCTTGAAGATCTGCTGCATGATCTGCTCCTCCTGAGTTACTACTTTGTTGGTCTTCTCATAGCGGAAAAGTCCCTCCACAGAAAAGCCTTTGAAAGTACCTGCTTTCACTTCATTCCATATCTTCTCGTTATCAACTTTGAAAGACCCAAACCATGAGCCATTTGAGATATCTTCAAAGCCCTTCGGAGGCATGATACCTTTCTCCCTGTCAATGATGTAGGATTCAAACATATAGACCCCATCTACCGGAGTGCTATGCTCTACATTTACCTTGGATTGGTAGCCTTTCTTAAAGAATCTTTGCACAATCTTCTTGATCTCGGCAGCAGAGAAAGAAACGTAGTACTCCTCATCCTGATCCCTTCTGTAGATAGGTAGATCTGCAACCATCAAAGGCCCGGTCACGATTCTCTGATCCTGATTCTCAATACTGAATTTGTTAAAACCTACAGCCCTGAAATCTTCCTGATTCATTTTGCTCTCAGCCCATCTAAGCATAGGCTCACCACCCCACAAAAGATATGAGATAGTCCCGCAGGCTTCGGTATCTTCAGGGTTATAGTACTCGGCAGCCCTGCTTAGGTAGGAGTATGTTCTTCGGATGGTCTCTCTCGACAAGTTTTCGCCTGCCATTATTTGAGTCGCACGAACTTTTCCTACCTGAGTAGCGCATCTATTCCCTATTGCCTCATTCAAACGGATACCCCTTTCGGCATTATCCTTTGCTGATTGAGGGTAGTCATTGTATGAATCTTCTTGAAATCTACCTTCCCATTGAGTCGAGCAGATAGCCACCGCCTGGTCGGATTCCTTACCCTCATTAATCATGTATTCAATGCATCTAGGTAGAAAGTCTTCTTTGCTTTCCCCTTGGCTAGGCTCTACGAACTGCTGCGAAAAGGCTAAAAAGTTTTTCTGAATTGCAGGGTATTCTACTAAGGCAATGAAGTCTACTTCCTCTTCGCCTTCAATAGTATCCCCGATCATCATTTCATATAGTGGTAGTTTCTTTTCCATATCCTTAACTATTAAAATCCTGCTCTACGTTCAATATCTGCTACTCGCTTCTGTGTCCCTGTCACTTCGCTTTCTACCACATAAGCCCGTAAAGGTTGTGTAGGTTGCATGGCAGCACCTAATGCCGTGATAGGGCTGTTCCCGATAGTAGGCACTTGAGGAACACTACCAGGAGCAGCAGCCGAAATCGAAGGAGCAGATGCAGCACCACCTCCAGGCACCTTAGTTTTCACGATCTCCCTCACGTTCTTAATACCACCGGCTACCGCAATAGCAGCAGCAATGGCAGCCCTGATAGGGGATGAAGGATCACCTGGAATCAACTGCGAAGTATAGGCTTTCTGCGCACCTAGATAGGTGTCTATAGTTGTAGCCGCTATAGCCGTAGCCTTTCCCGCTGCCGTGTTCTTTCCTACTAGATCTGAGACAGTACCTAGAAGACCTGCAGCCATAGCAGCATTTGCCATCTTTGCCTCATTCTCTTTTTTATCAATCTCCATACGAGCCTCAGAGTAACCCTTCAAGGCTTCATTGTATTGCTGCTCATTGATTAACCCCTTTTGAAACTGCTCAAGGGATAGGGCTTCTTTCTGGTCAATTAAATCCTTTTGAATTTGGAAACTTGCCTCCGCCTGTTTCATCTCTGCATCTAGTTCTGCTATAGCCCTTTCTGAATTTGCTAGATCAATGGTCATTTGAAGATTATCCAAAGCCTGCTTTTCTTGCTGTGCAAGTTCTAGTTGAAGGGCAGTCTTCTGCTCGGAAGTTAGTTTCTCGTTATTGAGAATTTCATCTCTCTGCTTCTGGTATTCTATCAGGATCTGCTCCCTTGCTTTTTCATTCTCATCTTTAATACCATCTAGTCGGATCTGAGTCCTAATATCATTTAATTGCTTCTGGAATTCTGCTTCTTTATCCGCTTCCTCCTTTTGGAATTTATCCCGTACCGCCTGAAGTTCTTTGCTTCTTGCAGCCTCTAGACTGCCGTCATCTTTCACTCCTGCTTCATCTAGTTTCTTTTGCTTTTCAGCATAGGTTTTCTTGATTGCTTCCTCCTGCTGCTGCTGCTCATTTAGCATTTTAGTTCTTGCCTCCTGAAGGATAGCCTCTGCCTCCATCTCCTTCTGCATCTGCTTTTCTCTTTCTGCTGATGCCTTTTCTCCGTCTGCTTTCTGTGCTTCCATAGATGCCAAATCGTAGCCTGCTCTTTGCTCCTTCAATCGGTCAAGAGTACTCCGCGCTTCTTTTATCGTAGCATCTCCCTCTTCCGCTACTGCTTCAGGATCGAATACAAAAGAGGCTAAATAATTAGCCGAATCATTTACTAAATTGGTAGCCTCCTCAATAACACCCAACTGCTTCAATGCTCCGCTGATATTATCAATCGAAGCAAGGATCATTGTCAATGGTAGCGAAACGAATTTCAGTATCCCTGCAAGGATAGCCTGATTCCTTTTTGCCGCTTCTACCTGTGCCTGCTTGGTAGCCTCTGCATTTTGAAGATTAATCTCAGCCGATTTGATAGCCTCATCGGTTTGTGCCATCTTCAACTGAAGGATTTCCTCCTCAGATTTTCCTTGAAGTTTCAATTGATTAGTCTGCCCATCAATTGCCTCAAGTTTTTCCTGATTCGCTGCTAGGTCTTTTTGAGTCTGTTCATTGAGTTTTTTCTGCTCACTTGATACACCGCCAACCAAGGCCATGATATCCTCCCAATAGGCCACTAATAAGCCCACAGCCACTACTAGCGCACCGATACCCGTAGAGATCAAAGCCTTTTTAAATCCGTTCGCCCCTGCTGTCAATCCCTTGAAAGTGATGCTCAACTGCTCACCTACTTTGCCTATGTCTTTCAATTGTGAAAGCCCCTGAGAAAGTGCCATTGCAGACTGAACTTTCAAGAGTGCTTTTTCTACATCTTCGGATTCGTTACCGAATAAAGCCATAGCACCCTGAACTGCTGCAATACCTCCGGCCGCTGTGGAGGCTGCTGTGGTTAATGCCTGAAACCTTTTGCCTGGATCAAATAACTGAGCCGCCTCATTGGCATCTTCAATAGAATCACGGATGCCTGCTACCTTTTGCGCTGCCTGTACCGCTTCATCACTTAGTTCACCGTACTTTTGCCGTGCTTGTTGTAACTCTTGAGTCGCTTCCCTTAATTGTTTCTTAAGTGGTTTGACATCTGCATCTAAAATGATCTTATTTTCTTCAGCCATTGGATAGGTATTTTAAAGGTTTGGGGAATCCCCAAGAATTCCCCATTTGTTTACTACTCTGCTTCTACTTCTTCCTTCGGGTTCTGCTCCTGCACTTGCTGCGCTAGGAATTGGATGAAGGACATCCCGTACTTTGTGGGCAATTCGTTTGCCCATGCTTCTAGCATTTTGATTTGGTCTTCTGTTAGTGTGATTTTCATTTTGTTTTTATTTGGTTTTAAGTGAATCTATTTCTGCTTTAAGTTCTTGAATTGACTTGACCAACAAAGGAACTAATTCTGATTTTGCTACTCCCCAATTTCTATCTTCATCTCCTTCAGAAACATATTGAGGAAGAACTTCAAAAAGTTCTTGAGCCACAAATCCGAAATCTTCTTTTATGTCGGTATCCTTCCAATCGTATTTTCTAACTTTTATCTGTAGGACTTTTTCAATTGCATTATCACTATCTGAGATATTTTCTTTCAATCTTTCATCAGATGTGGCAGTATATGCTCCTGTAGAATTGTTAATATTTGCAACAGAAGTACCGCCATTATTATAGAAGTTGAAATTTGAATTTGAACTATCAACACCAATTCCCCAAGCGTAAGCACCTGCGGATCTAGCCATTCTTATTATTTGACCATTAGAGCCTGAAGGCAAAACAACTTCTAGTTGAGCACTTGGACTAGCCGTGCCGATGCCTACATTGCCGGAGGAATTCCAAGTTAAGACAGAAGTTCCTGTAGTCCCTAATGAAGCACCATATCCTAAACTAAAAACATTTGCAGAATTATTTAAAATAAATCCGTAGTTTGATCCTGCTGAATTGATAGCGAAAACATTCCCTCCATTATTATTCCCTAAAGTAACACCTGTTATCTCTAGCCTAGTACTAGGACTAGTCGTGCCTATGCCTACGTTGCCGGAGCCTGTAATTCTCATTCTTTCTACAGGTGTAGAAAAAGTTGGGTTTGTATAAAATAATAGATGATGCGAATTATCATCCAAAGGTGTTACTGCTTGAATAGCCGCTGCCCTTGTTGTATTATTGTTAGTAGTTAACCATAAAGTACCACCTGTAGATGGTGTTGATGGAGTGCCTAAATTTATTAATACATTGTTGCTAGCCGTCACGCTACTTGAGAAGGTAGCCGCGCCTGTGGAGGCTATTGTCAGTCTATCGGTATCACCTGTTTGTAAAATAAGTGGAACTGAAGTTGTTCCTAATACTACAGATGTTGTTCCATTTGCATAAAAATATCCTCTCGCACCACTATCCCTGTTGACATATATAATGCCATTACTAGACCCACCTACTACCAAGTTTGTAAACCCTGAAGCAATATTTGAACTAGCAGTTCCTATACCTACATTTCCTGTAGTAGCCAAAGTGATCTGAGGAGTAGTGCCTCCCGCTGCCATAGTTATAGCAGCAGCAGATACCAAAGCCAAAGGTAAAGTGCCTACGCTTTCTACTCTATTGGTAGTACCTCCTGAATTAGGAGTCAAAAGAATAGATTGACTTGAGGCAGCAGCAATGAGTCTAGTACCGCTTTGAACATCACCGCTAAAAACTGCGGAAGTACCATTTAAAGCACCTGTCAAAGTACCTCCTGCCAAAGGTAGGTAGGCACCCAATTGACTCGCTAAGGCAAGCGTTCCATCCGCATCCGGAAGAGTGTAATACCTTACCGCAGCATTTGTCCATTGAAGTACTCCTCCATTTGAAAGGCCTTTTCCGAAGTAGATATTATTTGCACTATTGAAGCCTATCTGATTCAAGGTTGCACTACCTTCGTGTATAGTTCCAATGTTGACCAATCTAGTCACCTGATTGCTACCTCCTGCAGAGGGTAAAGATAAGCCATTTGCAAAGGTCTTAACCCCTCCAAAAACTTGGCTTCCTGTAGTGACTGCACCCCTATTCGAGGCAGAGGCATCTGGAAGATTAAAGGTATGGGTAGTGCTTGCGCTTGAGATATTGAAATCCGTGCCACTTGTACCCGTTGCAAAGTTTTGCACTTGAGCAGTCAACCCATTCAAAGCAGTTAAGCCCGTAGTGAATGTAGTAATGATTTGACAAAGGGTATTGTTTTCAGTATGTAGCGTGATAGTCCTACCTGAGTGAGTCACATAGTAACGGATAGCAAGCCTATCTGTAAGGGCTAGGGTAGTAGTAGGTACTGCCAAAGAAGAAAAGTAAGGGGTAGTATTAGTACCGAAAGCAATCAACTCAGGACTTCCGCTGCTAGTCGCTATCAAGGTAGCCGTACCACCTGAACTTACCTTATAAAGTTCTACATAGAAGGAAGGAGTTCCACCTCCTGAAGATGCTTGAAAGTAGGTTTCAAAATTCCAATTTCCTCCAGGTATTTCTAGAAGGCTAGGATCTCCGGCATCAGTAATGAATGAGGCTATATAGCCATCTGCATTGATGGTGAAATCTGTGCCTGATCCTAAGATAGGTGATTTGCTCAATTCAAGATAAGCCACACCCCCGATAGTACCCTGAGATACTGATCCATTTAGGTAGTAAGAAACGGAAGCACCTCCTCCACCTATACTTGAAGGGAAGTCTGCTAGGCTACCATCACCTCGGATGTACTGCGCTGTAGTACCTGCTCCTGAAATAGTGATATTTCCGCTTGTAGTTACAGGGCTACCTGATACAGTAAAGGCAGAAGGTACTGAAAGACCTACCGAAGTCACCCCTACATCTAGGTTGTCTTGCATCCAATCCTGAAGGGTTGATACAGTTACCTTGTTGGTAGTGGTAGCACCGCTTGCTACTATAGGAAGGACATCGTTATTAGCAATGTCCGTTCTCTCAATCAGTTGACTTATTCTCTTATCTGCCATATCGATTAAATATAAAATCTGGAACTTCCGTTTTCCTGTAGCATATAGGCATCATTCTCAAGGAGTATGTAGTCATAGTCCACAGGGCTGATATTTCTCAGGATCTTGAATAGTGAAACGTAGGAAAGTCCGTTCGCTATCGGGTTGTATTTGTCCACCTTCTCAAGTTGGAAGTAGTGAACACCTACCTTCACGATAGTTCTAAAATCTAGGTTTGAAATATCGGTAGGAGTTAGGTAGAAATATCCCTCTAAAAGCCTACTATTCCTGTCACCTATGGAAGTGATTAGCCCCGCGTAATACTCCGTGTATAGGTTATTATTTTGAGGGTATAGACCAATCGAGAAATAGACCTCTCTAGGGAATGAGAATAGCACATCAGTCTGCGGCTCGATAGGATCATCTAGGTGACCTGCATAGGGATAGTTGGTATAAGGTACATCTACATTACCTGCATATCTAATCTTCCACTGAGGACATTCTACCTGTGGTTTCCAATACGCTATTCTAGGCTTGAAGTTATCAGGGACTTTGACCCCATTCTCTACCTTGTAAAGATGAATCATTACTCTACCCGCTACCTGCTCTCGCATTACAGGAGGAGCAAAGATTACCTTGACAGTCTTTGTATCTAGTATGAAATCATTGTCTATTATAGTCCTAGATTCCCCATAAGCCTCATTAAATTTAGTCTTATAGGAAGTACTCCAATAATCGCTATCATCATCAAAGGTAAGCCTGTATTCCTTTGCTGATAGTTCGGATAGAGGGGTGATAGTGATGTCCTGTGATTGATCTAGTTTATCACTCCAATCAAGTGCCTGATCTTTGAAGGTTCTGTAGAACTCATTGTAGGGTACTATCTCAAGGACATTTGTCCGAAGCCTGTCCTGAGTCACATAAAGATTGTACATCGAAATGATAGACTTCAAGAAATCCCTCTGCTTCATTGACTTTGGCAAGGTGTAGCCTATCTTCATAGTATCCCCTTCCTCAAGTTCTACCGCCACGGGTACTGTGTTGCCTATCTTGAATGATCCCATAGGTGCTACTACTACCTGAGTTTCTAGGTTTACCCCATAGCCTCCACCGCCTGCAACCTCACCGGTCAGCCTGATTTGGAAATAGTCATTTTGTGCTAGATCAATGCCTCCGGTTATTGCCACATCCCAGATAAATAGTTGACCCTGCTGAATGAAGGTGACATTCCTAGAAGAGTATAGCACCTCTGATCCGTTCTTCAAAACAGAGACAGTCCACACGTTATCCGTGTACGCTTGTAATGCAGTTAAGTTTACCCTCAAGTTTAGGTTCAATCCCGTGTTCAAAGGCTGTGCCTTAGTCCATGTGAACTTTGACCCTAGTTCTGAGATGGTAAATCCTGAAGCCTCCACCGAACTAAAGCGAAGGATAGTAGAATAGTCAGGATCATTGGTGACATTTACCTGTAGAAGGTTAGGAGTCTGGTTTAGTAGGGTAGTGCTTTCCCGTGTGATAGTCTTCTCTGCCGTAATCAGTAGCAACTTTCTGAAATAGAAACTTTCAAAGAAAGGTGCAGTTAGTTGAAAGTTAGCCTCGGAGAAGATACGCTTCAGAATCTCTGTGACAAATACAGCAGGCTTGAAGTTCTTGATCGGGTAGGTGATTGAGTCAACTGAATAGCCATAATCTACCAAGGGGTAGACATAGTTCTGCGCACCTTCTACCCATTCAGTCCTGCCCCAACTATTCTCTATATTGGTTCTGTTCCAGACGTGGTCATAGTCCGCAAAATTTAGTTCTGCCAGAGTCTTATCTCCTAGTTCGTGGAGGATATCCCGAAGCCTTCCAAACATATTGACCTCATAAGTGATGTCCCCTTCCCTAGAATTAATCTTAGACATCCTTAAAACCCCGTCAAATATTTTGACATTATCAAGGAATATCTGAGCCTTTGCCTGTTTAGCAGGGTTGAAGTTTACCCCGATATTGACATCCTCTTCATAGTAGTCATTATTCACCGAAATATCAAAGATGTTCCCAAAAAGGCTTTGATTTTTTGCCGTGTTTGGCAGGATGATAGTCTTTGAATAGGAAGTATTTCGCCTTTCAATGTCGCTAACATCAGCCACAGAGAAGGTGAAATCAACATCGATATCTCCAAGGGTATCCGCTTCGATCCCTTCTACGAATAGCCTAGCACTCATATTACCTGTCGGGTGTTTAGTAGTTGGAATTCTACGTCTATTTCTAAGTTGAATAACTTATCCGAAGCAGTTTTCTTTACCTCGTAGGTGGTAGCATTTGGCTTCACCGGTATCCATGAAGGAGTGATGTAGTTATCATTAACCAAGTTCAAATAAACCAAAGGGCTTGAGTACAGTTCCCTGAGAAGTTCCGCCTGCACATCATTGATGTAGTCCGAAATGATTCTCCAATTCTGTGTCTCCTTAGTGAAGTAGATTGGGTTCACGTTCTTCACCACGATCCCATTCGCCTCATAGATATCCCCGTTGTAGTTTCTCTCATAGCCCTTCTTTTCAATCTGAAAAGTAGTCTTATTTACTAGGTCAAAGTTGAAGAAATCATAAACCCCGAACTTGTTTAGGTAGGCTATACGCATAGGATCGTATCTGCCACAGGATTGAGTGTAAAGGATTGCAAATTTGTACCTCCTTGCTGAGCCGTTATTCCAATTCACAAAGAGTTGGATAGATACCACACTACCGCCATAGGTCAAAGGTGTGATCTGAATGTAAGTGATGTGAGGGCTAGTTACTGTGGTCGGTGTGATATAGTAGGTCTGAGTTGTAGCGTTATTGTATGTCACCAATAGTTCTACATTGGTCAATAAACCTGTATTGATAAAGCCAAAAACCTGAGCATCGGTCTCTCTTAGTTTGATAGTATCCCATGCCGTCAAAGGCTTGTATACTGTGGTGCTAGATCCCCAATATTGAGCCTGGCCTGAGTACCAATTCTTCAACTCAAGCAAAGGCAAAGCACCTGCGAAAGCGTACTTGGTTTCACTCACTACTTCGCTTGCTAGGACTATGACAAATTCCCCATCAACTTCGTAGTATTCGTAGCACTTCAGGTAGTATCCCTTGATAGCATTCTTTGAACTTGAGGAAGTAGCCGTTTCATAGAATCCCTTGCTGTAGGTAAAGTCTACAGAGACATACTTTGAAACGTCAAATTCTACAGGATCTCCAGGATCAGCAGGGCTGTCATAGTATGCTGTAGTCACGAGTTCATCATCTGAGTTGTATACCTTGACCACATACTTAAAGCCAATCTCTTCAGAGTTCGTGCTGCTTATCGTGTAGTTAATCCGATTGAATGCCGGAAGGATATCTATGCTTGGTTCTACTAGGGTTATCATTTGCTTATTCTTAAAACGAGTGAGTCTGCTCCAATGGTTTGAATGTCAACATTGAACTGAGGTGCTGCTTCATCTACTGATTTTTTTATGAAGTTTCTTCCTGCAATTCCGTACTTTTTGATGTAGTATGCTAATCTAGTAGCACTACTTGATATCTGAGGAAGCATCTTTCTACCCTCTATCAGGTTAGTAGCCTCTATCTCCATGTTCTTTCTCTGCATCCAACCTTGCAACTGCTCTAAGGCTGCAGGAGGCATTCCGTAAGTCTTGAATTGGTAGTATTTTCCTTCTTGATTTGGGTAAACCTTTCTATTCTTGATGCTGTGCTGTACACCTTTGACTCCTTTATCTATATAGTCATAGTAATCTGCACCCGTAGGAATCTCTACCCTATACCCTGTTTTGGTTTCTGTGATTTTAGGCTCTCCAAAGGATCGCTTCATAGCACCTGAATCCATTGGAGCATTCGCCTCAAGTTTATCCGCTAAATTGTAACCAAGTCGAAGCAAAGCACCTTGAATGTTCTTAAGGAGTATTTCATCAAACTTCAAGACATACTGATTCCCTGAAAGTTTACTGCCTCCAATCGTAATATTTGCTACTTTATCTTTTGTTGCAACGACCATTTTTTATACTGCGCTTCTTTATCCTTATTGTAATCCTTCAAATATGCTAGGCTGTTCAAGTACTCAACTACCCTTAAATCATAGGCATCATTCACCTTTATATTCTGGAAGTCTGCGACCTGCTTAGTGCTAAATACCCAGCCCCACCTTGCCATAAATCCACTACCTTCTTCGCCATCTCCTGATTCACCATTGAGGAGGTTATGGTATTGCTTATTAATTCGCTGAATAATTGACAAAAAAAAAGCATACAAGCATATACTTCTATGAATTTTGCCCCTAGCAAATCATCTGCCACCACATCGTGAGGCACTACCCCGTACCCCTGATATCTCTTTCCTTTCATCGGTAGAAAGAAACAAGCAGCAATCTTATTCAACTGCATGATCTCCCCGCTAAAAGCAAGAATGTCAATGTACTGACCTGCCGTGATCTCGTGTAGTTCATGGCAGAATTTGTATCTATTCTCCCCTACCTGCAAATAGTCTACAGGTTTGGTCTGTGGTATATTATTGAAGAAATCCAACTTCTCTGCGTAGGTGTGCATCAAGTCCCTATACTTGTAGGTATCATAATGCTCCTCACTTTTCCCCTCCACGATAGCAAGCATCTTTGCCTGCTTCTCAATGATATTCAGATTTGCGTTCGTTTCAATATCGTACAGGCTGATGAACTGCCCGACAGTCAATTTATCCCACATGATTAGAAATATATTTTTAAGGTTTGATGTATTTATCGGAAGGAGTACTTCCCTAGATGGCTGTTGCTGATTTTATTCACCACCGAATACCTGAGAGCATCCAGAGCATGGTTGAAATTGTCCACGGGACGATTAGTTAGCAAATTGTTTTTATCTTCTATGTATTTGTAGTTCCGGAGTTCCTTGATTAGGTTATAACTTCCTTCCGTTGCAAATAATTTGTATCTCCTGATGATGTCTATGCCTAGATTGATTGCACCCTTCACTACAGGCTTCACGTTCCATCCCATCCGGTAGATTTCTTCAATGCTTTTCGGCTCTGCTGAATCGGCAAATATTTCATTTGACTTGTCTAGCCCCAGGCTCTGCATTTCTTTTGCTATGTCTTGGTTGGTCATGCCTGTTCGGTAGATCAGTTCATCTACATACATCGAGTCATCTAAGATGTAAGTCCGAACCAATGCCGTAGGATCATTGCTAAATCCAAAGTCCAAACCATATGCCACAAGTTTAGCCTCCTTTGGTATCTGCTTGGTAGTACTGAAGGTATATACTAGAGATCGGCTCTGCCCTCTTTCACCTAGCCCGTAGACCCTCCAATAGTTTTCATCTATCTCCTTGAGCCTTTCAATTTCCGCCTTGATCTCTGCCCCTAAAAATGGGTTATCCTTGTAGGTAGTTTGGTAGAATTCTACATCCTTTCTAGGTAGCACCTGGTCATAGATCCAATGAAATTCTTCCGAAGGGTTGAAGTCAATGATCACCTTCTCATTCGTTCTGAAAAGCAACTGCTGCCAATCTTCAAAGGTCAACTCGTTAGCCTCATTTGCAAAGAGTAGATCTCGCTTTCTACCCCTGATCTTCTGAGGCATATCCAAAGAAATGAATTCAATGGTGTTGCCATTCAACTTGTATTCAGATGCTGTCTTTGAGTGGTCATCTTCCGAGTAGATCTCGTGATCCTTGAGGATAGTCAAAAAGTCTCGCATGACAGTACCCCTCAAAGCAGGGTATGTCTTTCGGCATATCGTAATGATCTTGCCCGTGTTCTTTTCGCAGTATGAAAAAATTATCCAGAGAAGGATGTTATAGGTCTTCCCTGATCTAGTGCCACCTTGCTGTACTATTATCTTGCTTTTGCTACTCTCAAGATGGCGAAATACTTTGTTTGTCTTGATGCTAATTACCTGCATCTAAAATGCTAACTTGAAAAACTTTTTGACCTTGAGAAGTAATATCTGTTTTTTGCTCAATCTTTCCATGAGCCGAATCCATAAGTTCTCTATAGGCTTGTACATCACCCTCCCTAGCCTTTTTAATTAGGGCTAATGTCATCAAGTCCTGCTGCTCTAGTTCCTCTGTTTGACCTGTTAAAGGATTCCTTTCCTTCTGCTTTACCTCGAGCCATTCCCTTACAATAGTAGATCTATTCCTTGATCCTTTAGGTCTACCGCTAGGGTTTCCACTTTCTCCAGGTTGGAATTTATGAGGCTCTATATTTTCAGGGTTTGGCATCGCTGTATTTTCGTTGTTAATCTAGTTTTTGATTTCCTTCTTCTATTACTTCAGGTACTTCTACTTCTTTCTCCTCTACTTTGTTCGGGATTCCTGCATCATCTAGCAACTTTTTAAACAAGTACGCTAGTTGAAAGATTCCTTCTTCTTCATCTAGGGTGATACTCACTACCTTCTTAGGGCTGTTGAAATTCAATTGAAAGTTTGACATGGTTTGTGGTTTTTAAAATGGTAGATCGTATTCTTCGGCTTGATAAGGTACAGGTGCAGTAGGCATCTTGTTTGTCTGTGGTGCTGCTCCTTCTTCCTTCTTGTAATCATTCAGGGTGATGGCAACATCCTTGCCGTACTCATTCGGCTTGTCATAGATATTGATATTCAAGTTCACATACTTCTTCCCGTTGTAGGTGTATGAATGTGCCTCAGCATCTGATAGGCAGATAGCTGCTGTGATCCATGAATCACTTCTTTTCTTTCCGTTTCCTAGTCTAGTTTTTGGTTTGTTGTCCATGTTTTTATTTATTTGGTTTTTCTTCTTCTCTTTATTGGCTTATTTTCTATAACCGGTGGTTGTGTAGTAAATACTACCTGTACCTCTTGCACTTGTTCCTCTGCTGCTTCTTCAGTTTGCTTTCTGTACCAGGTGGTATTTGCCTCATTCGTATACCACCCATATAGGTAGTTGACTAGTTCTGCTCTACAGCTACTGCACCAATGGGAGAAGTTGTGCTTCGGATTCACATAGGTAGTGTATAGGTGAATGAGTTCCGCATATACTTCCTTGGAGTAGTTCCGAATGAAAGCGTGTTTTTTGTAGCACTCATAGAGTTCAAAGTGCTTCTTGAATAGTTCTAAATCTTCAGGTGTCATATTTTTCTAGTTCGTTTTTAACTTCATACCAATACTTTCTAAATTCATCTCTTGCAGTAAGTCCTGTTTCAGTATTTCTACCTCCCCAAATCATTGCTGCATTACTAAGCATCTCATTAACCAATATTATTGCGCATCTGTTGGCAGCGTGTAAATCTCTCACATCATTGTATCCCTCTGTGCATTCACTCATTTTAAACTTGATCAGCAATTGATCAGCCTTTGCCCTTGGTGTCATATTTCAAACTTATTAGTGAAATGATCCTCCACATTTAGGTAGATGAAGGGTACTATACTACTGATAAATATCGCTTCTAGCAAATCCGTTTTTAAGATTAGAAAAAACAGGCTAATCCAGAAGGACATACAGAAGGAGCAAGAGAAAGGCTTGACTAGTTTCCGCTTTGTTACCCTTGTGAATACCGCAGGAATATTTAGGATGTAGAAGTAAATCAAGGTTATCCCAATTGACCCTAGTATACTAGTTGCTGCTTGATACATTTTCTGATATTTTTAATTGTTATAAAAATTGAAGTATGTGGTATGCCTGTCTGCTTTGATACCTTCCGGACTGACCCGAGTTCCACATACATTTTGAGTATTTCCTGATCGTACCAGTACAGCCCCTCCACTATCTTTGAAATTGAGTCTGCTACTGCTTGGCTGTTATCGATCTCCTCCTCTTCTTTAATGAACTTGACTATGTCCTCCACGGGTACAAGGGCAGCATACATCCTGCCAAACTTCCCATATTTGCTATTAGTTTGATTGCAGCAGATCCTAACAATCCAGAACTTGAAAACCTGCTTTCCTTTGGCTTCTAATTCCCTGAGTTTTTCCTGATCGTATTCTAGGACTATGACTGCTACCTCTTGCCTTAGATCTTCCCATAGATCTTTTCCTATGTTCTGAAATACATATTTAAACTCCTGATCATATAGCCATCCAATCGCTTTCATTTGAGGCTTATTACTTCGCCTGTGGGGAGTCCTGCGTAGTCGCATAGCCATCCGTTCCATTCGAACCTGATCTCTTTATCACGGCCTTTAAATGAAGCCGCAAGAAGCCTGATTTGACTCTGTACTAATTCGATACTTTGAAAACTACCTTTGCCCTTATTCATCCACTTAGACCACTCCCCGCTTGAAAGCCTGTAGCGGATCTCAAGGGAGTAATCTAGTCGGGATTTTGGAAGCATTCTAGGCATTTCTATTTCTTGTTTTCATCGAATAAATCTTCACCCTTATAATCAGGAAAATTGTCCTGCATATAGTCTATCCCTTTAACCCAAAAGATCGAGATAATCAAGGATAAAATGAAGATGATTAAAGCACTGATAAGTAATTCCATTTTTATACCTGCTTCTTTTCTCGGATGACTACCTCCAGACCTACTGCCTCGCAGATCATTCTAAGATTGAAAAGGCTGATAGATTCCCATCCATTCTCAACTTGGTTAATAGGTGCATGGCTTATGCCTAGTTTCTTGCAGAGTTCTAGTTGGGTAAAGCCGCTTTTCTTCCTGGCTTGTCTTATGAATCTTCCTTCTTCTACGCTCATTGGTTTGTTATTTTCTACGAATATAGGATAAAAATTAATATCCAAGGTAAAAGGATGAATTTTGTCTAATCTGTACAGCCTCCCATGTCGCAAGATGTTCCTTCAAAATCAAATTCTCCGGTGAATTCCATTTCGAATTTTTTTCTATAGGGTATCATATCATCATGCCAAGTATTGTACTTTCCTTTTTCCTCCTGCCTTGCGAACCATTCAAGAATTTGTGGCTCTATATAGTAGTTTTCTTTAATTAGTTTTGGGCTTTTGTGATGGCAGCCTTGACAATTACTAAATTCAGGGAAAATAAATTCAGGATAATTTTTCCAGTATTTATCAATATCATTTTTTTCAATTCTATTGGTGATCAGAGGATATGACTTATAGGAAACTAGTACATTTTTTGACCACTTATTTCTTTTGCTTCCTGTCAAAGATGTATCAGAAGGAAAATCAAAATATTTTTCAACTTTCAATTTAGGCTTTTGACCTTTCTTGATTTCGTATGCCCTTTGAAGTTCATCATATCTAAATCCAATCTGCTCTTTAACGATCCCGTATCTGAAATAAAGATACTCAGTCATGGGCTTGATCTTCATGTCAGTAGTACAAAATCTTCTGCTCCAGGAAGGTAAGCATCCTGCATTATCAATTACTTCATCAAAACTTTTGCCTCTTACCCAAATTATCTCTTTCCCTAGTTTTTGTTCTAATTGCATCATTATCTTCAGAGTCTTTTCAGATTCAGCAGATGCAATAAAATCACCGTTTAATTTGTTTTGAGCATAGGCCAAAACTGTAAGATCCTTTGGCATACAAAGAGGATCATCGATACAAACACAAGCAAAAATATTTACATCAGCAGGATAATGAATCGCCATGTAGGAAGACGTTTTGCCTCCGCTTAAACTATTGATAGTTTTCATATTTAAAAAGGTAACATTTTATAAATTCCCATTTGTATAAATTCCTCTCCCTTCTTCACTATGCACTTCCTGACATTTAACTCAAATACCATTTTATCATTAAAGCCGTACTTCTTCTGTGCTAGGTCTATCAAGGGCTTGCAGGGATTATCTATGTCCGCTGCCTTGCTACTGAATCCGAAGAAGAACTCAATCCTTAGCATATCTGTTGAATCAATCTTACCGGCAGGCATCATAAAAAGCATAGTCTTTTCGTACTCCCTGTATGCTGCTGATTTGATCTTCCTACCTAGAAATGCCCCATTGACTGAAAGAGGCTTTTCATTGATCTTGAATTGTATCATCTGCAAGCCTTATAGATTAGATCCATCCCTATAGTGTACAGGGCTACGATCACCATGAAAAGAAAGCCTACTTCAAATTCAAAATGCAGCAGGGTAAAGATCGAAAGCAAGGTAGACTGTATGCTGAATAGATCCTGCTTTGAAGGTGTGAAACTTTTGAGTATTTTTTTCATTTTTTAAATTTTTGAAAGCCATTGTGAGTAAATTTCTGTAGCAATTTGTGCAGTCATTACAGGAGGTACAGACATCCCTACTAAATAAATTACTTTATTTTTTTTGAAATCATAATCTAATGGATAAGTTCCTATCATTTTTATTTCATTCTCTTCTATTCTGTACGGAACATCTTTTTTAACGTGTTCAGATTCATCATTTGCACATAAAGTCAATGACACCTTTTCATCATCTATAAATTTTAACCCGAATCTATTTATTTTATTATTCAATCTCATATTAATTTCTCCGAAATCATTATCTGTAGGAAGTCTTTCTTCCCAAAGTAATCTGGTCTGACAAGTCAATTCTCTTCCCATGATTCCTGTTTTTAATTCTTTATAAACTATTTCAGGTTCATCAAAATTTAAACTTAATTTTGGCAGAGATGTGAAAAAATCAACTTGTTGAAGAAAAGGCTTTGCAAGATCTTTTCTCAAGCAAATAAAGAATACTCTTTCCCTTCTTTGTGGCACCCCCATTTTTGAAGCATCAAGTAGCCAATGCTGGCAGTAGTATCCTGCCTGGTCAAACTGCTTATAAATTTTTTTAACATACTCAATAGCATTCCCTAGAAGTAATCCCTTAACATTCTCAGCCACTACTACTTTTGGCTGTAGTTTTTTTGCTAAATCAATAAAATCAAAAAACAAAGTATCAAGGACTTGATCAGCCTGGCCTTCTCTAAATTTCTTTTCCTTTCCCCAATCGGATTCCCTATTCCCTGCCATAGAAAATGAACTGCATGGAGGTGATCCATCTAGTATGTCAAGGTTATAAAGTTCTTCTGGAAGATCCTCTCTAAGTTTGAACGTTTGGATACCCTCAAGAAAACAATACTTTGGATTGTGATTTTCCTTGTATGCTTCCATCATTTTAGGATCAATTTCATTGCATCCTAGTACATCAAACCCGGCTAACTTGTAGCCCATTGTAGAGCCTCCACCGCAGGCAAAGCAGGAAAAAACTTTTCCTTTATCCTTGGTAAATACTGCATCCTTTAGATTCCATTTGTACGGGAATCTGTGCTTATTGTCTTTCATTTAAAATGGTGCGTTTATTTCTTGATTGAATTCAAAATCTTCTAGTCCAGATCTTTGGAACTTCTCCACTCTTGGCTCAGGTACTGGTTGAGCCTTTGCATTCTCAAAGTAGTCAAAGCCATCCTTCCCCATGTACCTATTTTTCTTTCTATTGAAGTCTATCTCAATTTCAAAAGGTACACCTACCAATTTCTGCTTTTTGATCTTATCCGTTTTAATAATCACGGTTGTATCATTTGGATCAGTAGCCCTGTTCGGTCTCCATACTGAGATAGAATTATCCGTAGAGTCTGCAAATGTTCCACCGCCTTTGATTTGGTATAGGCTAGGTGGAGGGTAGTTTCCATCCTTCTCCTTTCTAGGTGTAGTTTGGTGCATGACTAGGTGATAGGACACATTATTCTTCCGTGTGAAGTTGATCCTATCCATCATAAACCTAGAAGCGTACAGGTGTTCAGGCTCTCCTGCTGTCATCTCATGCCTAATCTTGATGTATGGATCTACAACTACCGCCTTGACATCTTTCTCCCAAACTAGGAATTCAAAGACTGATTCAATCTGCTCGATAGTAAAATCAGGCACCCCGTTCTTTTCCGGATAGACAAAGTAGAAAGAGTCCTTCACCATGTCAAAAGCCTTGAGATATTCCTGCTCAGATACATCAAAATTCTTGTAGAATCTATCCGTACTTTTTCCAAGAATAGTGTGGATGATGTCATCAAAAAACTCATCCGGAGGGTAGTTTTCAGGGCTGAAGAAAGCGAACTTCCAACCTTCATTTATTGCCTTTAGTACGCAGAGAAAAATTAGGAACTGGCTTTTCCCTTCATTGTTGTATCCTGTCCACAGGTTGAATTCTCCTGCCTTCCAAGACCACATTTTATTCTGTATGCCTCCACTGCTGATTTGGTCAATGTCCCTTACATAGGTCTTCGATCCTGCCTCCTTACCTTTCCTGAAGTTTTGAAGCATTGAATCTCTCTGCCCCGCAAAGGTTTTGATAGATGCCTCGCAGAAGTCCAGGTCAAAGATCTTATCTGTTTTCTTTTTCATTCAGCAAAGTGTTTGTCTATGTTTTCCTTCATTTCTTGATAGGCATGATTTCTTTCTGCTACATCCCTGAACCATTGCTTCTCAAATTGATTCCTGATCCTCATTTCATCTTGAAGCATCAAGGTAGTACCTTTTACCTCATAATCCATGATATTGATAAGATTTATATACTTTTTTTGTAAGGAATAGAGCCTCTTCAAGTTTACTTCAATCAATGCCCAGTTCTTAGTCTTCTGTGCCTGTACTATCATTCCCCAAATATCCCTATTCAGGTCATTCATTTTCTGTATGTCTTTCGTTTCCATTACCACCAGTTATCTTCTATAGTTGACTTTGCGTATTTAGGCTTATGTACTTCTTTGCTTTCGCTGTATCCTGTGCTTGCATTATTCTTCAGGTAGAGATTGAAGGAGTTCTGTGCTTTGCTAATAGTCATTGCTTCTCCTTCCTTCAGGATCTTCCAATTCTTAAATGCTTCCTTTACCTTCTTTTCATCTAGGTTGTAGATGTATTGCATTCTAATAAAGAAAGATCTTTGCATTGGCTTTTCCTTACCCATCTCTTCTTCTACTTCATCCAAAGAAATCAAAGTCTCTTTACTTATTTCATTCTTTAATTCTTTTACTTCTTTAGTTGGTTTCACTTGCGTTTCACTTGCGTTTCGTGTGCGTTTCACTTGCGTTTCACTATCGTTTCGTTCACCTTGGTAAGTATCATATTTACAGATAGTTAGCCGTGTCGTAACTGTTTCGCTTTTTAGTACGATCATTGAATCTTTTTCAAGCATTTTTAAAAACCTCAAAACCTTAGACTTATTGATTTTCCATCTATTCGCCCAAGTTTCATAGGAGTAAATTACCTCACCCCTATTAACTTCTAGAAGTTGACCCTTAATCAAAACCTTCTTTGGCTCTATGTTAGCCGACATTAAAATGTCAAGCCACCATTTTAAATACTCCGGCTTTGACCAGACCCAATGCTCCTGAAGTTGTCTGTGTACTTTAATCCATCCGCTCATTTTTTGAAAATAAAAAAGCCCGACAGGTGGAAGACTGCCAGGCTCAGGTTAGTTTTAACCTATGGAATCATTCTCGCTTCCACACAGGAATGATTCTTGAATGCACGAATATAATACTTTTTTTAATTATCCTACTAGATGCCTTTTTTTTAATTCAGCAAAGACAGTCCCGTAGCATCTACCTAATTCAATAGCAATCACCTTTATCGGCTTTCTATCCTGCCAACCTTCAAAGATCATCTGCTTTTCCTCTTCAGTTACTCTCCTTCTTTTCATGCTTATCTAGGATTTCTTCTACTGCATTCAGGCAATCATGGAAGATAGATCCTCCTTCATCGATGGCCGTGTGCAGTCTTTCGAATAAGGTCACGAATTCGTGAAACTGCTTGATAGTCGCTTCGCCATTATCGTACCCCTCAAGGTATCTGAATGCCTGTGTAGACTTCCGCTTCAAGGCATTGATCATGTTCTTGTGCTTTGTCTGTAGATCCAGGTCAAAGAACTTGAGCATAGATACATCCTCATAGTAGTCTAGCATGATCTCCTGCAGGGCTAGGTACACCAAGTACTTTTGGGTAGACCTGTGGTTTAGTTCGGTGATGATTTCTTCTCTGGTCATTTGTTCAGGTAGTATTTTGCTATACGTTTATCATTTACATTCACCATGTCGGTGACAATGTCAAGACCTTCCTCTCGTAGGTTGGCAATCCTAGCAGATAGCCGGAAGCATCCGAACATATTCAAGGCATCTAGTTGAGTGATCGAGTAGCCATTCAATAGCCACCCCTTGATCAAGGCAGTCTGTGAGTCTGTGGATTTCATAGCGAGTAGATTAATTTTTTAGCAGCATTTAGGTGTGAAGTGAATTCCTCTTCTGTGATCTCTTCTAGGTTATCAGCCTTGAGAATGTAGGTCACATACCTGATGTGCTCCACCTTGATAGATGGCCACAATTCAAGTGCTACCAAGTTATCTAGTTTATCAGTAAAGTAGTTAACTGCTATGACTGCCGAATCTGAAAGCAGTTTGTAGTGATAGTACTTATTCAAGGTGAAGTACTTTGGGATAGAGACTTCGCTCTCTACTTCCTGAGTTTGTGTGATTTTGATTTTGAAATTTTCCATAGGTGTTTTTGGTGTTTAGATTAAAGTTTCATTCCTAGCATATATCCAAGTGCAAAGATTGGAGACATTGCCACGATAAAATAGATGATTTTGCCTGTGATTTGAAGTGCTTTTTTCATGGTGTAGAAAGTTATGCCCCCGAAGGGGCTTTTGATTATTACTGTGAATCTTCAATAAATGAAATCAAATGATTTGCTATTAGGTACATTACAGCAGTTTGATTTTCATTCCATTCCTTAGCAGGTATCCCGTTATCTTTCATAAATTGAATGCAAAAAGGAATAAATGCAGGATTGGAAAACAATTCAGTTCTTTTGTTTACAAAATTTTCGATGTCAAATTGAGTTTTCATAGTGTGTTTTGGTTAGATGTCCTTGTTTGTTGAGTCAAATATCTTAGGAATAAATTAGAAAACAAAATATTTCAGCAAAATTTTTGAATTAATTTTTTATTCCGTGCTTCCTTGATTACCAGAGTGACATTCTTGACAGGCAAATCTAGATCCTCGGCAATTTCATAGTTATTGTAGCCCCAACAGGAAAGGGTTATTATCCTGTTCACCTGATCCTTTGGCAGAACTTCCATCAAGTTGCTTCTTGGATTGCTCTTATTTACTAGGAGGATCTTATAT